TGATTAAAAGTCAAGTGCTCTACCACCTGAGCTACACGCCCATAATAAACTGGGCATTCACTTAACTTTTATTCAATTCACTCACTTGACTACCATCTCTTTTAATAGAATACAGTTTTTTTTTATCTTTGTCAACAACTATTTTTTCGTATAATCAATAATACATTTTAACTTTGTATCATTCCACCAATAGCCATAGTCAACCATAATCTCAGTAGGTGTTACTGCCACACGAATCAAATAATCTTTCAAAGTTGCGATTGACGAAATCTTAGCTAAATTTATAGGAGCAAAACCCAAATTATTAAAAAATGATTTAATATTAAAAGTTGGCGTAAACATTCTTTCGTCGACGATTGTATCTATAGATAACCCATGTTTATATGAGTAAACGACTGGTGCTCCTGCTTTTGACGATGAGGGTAACTGCATATCTATAATACTTCTGTAAATCGTCTTTCCGTCGATCCAAGTTCCAATCTGGACTTCTTCTGTTGAATATACATCTGTTGATGCTCCACCGCCACCACCAGAAGAACCTCCACTTGCACCATCTTTACCATTTAAGACCTCGAAGGATTGAGTCCCATTTACATCTGTGATAGCTACAGTATGTCCGTTCGTTGTTGCTGTGACAGAAACAGTCGGAGATACACCATCAGTACCTTTTGCACCGTCAATACCGTTTCTTCCGTCTGCGCCCTTTGCTCCTGTAGCACCTTTATCTCCCTTTTCTCCACGAACATTCCCAAGATTGTGTTCTGTTCCGTCGGTAAGCCCAACAATAAGTTCATAGTTTTCTAATTTAATAGAAGAGATACCTACTCCGTCTTTCCCTGCCGTTCCTGTTCCACCGCCAGTGATGTTTTTCAGTAAATCATCTGTTTCCTTTTTGGTATAATAATTGGTAAGGTCTATTGTACCTGTTCCACCAGCCGGAAGATTCTTTACTTTATCATCAACGTAGGTCTTCATTTTAGTAGTGAGATACTTCCCACCGTTTACGTCTAAATATTGTTTCATTATATTTTGCTCCTTTCCTAGAACCATTTATCGATTTCTGAATTTGAAATTGATGTGGTATCTTCGCAGTCGCATGAACCACCGCCACCACCAGTTGAAGGAGTTCTTGCAGGTGTATCATCACCTCTTGTATACATCAGTGAGAAACATGAATACTCTTCGTCTGGTTCTGGAATTGATGCAATCTTATCTTTGATCTGACCGATTCTTTGCTCAATATATTTATACGCTGCACCTACAGTCGTAAATTCTGTACTGATTGACTGCATAATATCTGTATCATTTGCGATCGCTTCAAGTACATCGATCACAGTAAGCAGTAATGCTTTCTGCATGGTCTGCTTGTCATATTCTTCTGTTGCGCTCAAAGAGTTCTCCGTTAGGAACTGCGTATATTGCTCATCTGAAAAATACTCTTTGTTCGATAACTCTAACTTCAATCTGTCTAAAACATTCATTCTATGTCTCCTTTCCATTATTTCATGCATCAAAAAAGGACTACGCTATTTTTACCGTAGTCCTTTCGTATTTTCTTATTTATCTATACATTTTTTCAAACTCTTCCAATAATTCTACAGGTTCTTGTTCCTTTTTAAACTCTATAATTTCCGCCACTTTTTCGTCAATAAGCGATGTCATTTCCTTCTTCTTAGAAAATGCCAACAAACCTAATTTATCTTTTTGCGCTTGTAATGTTGATAGTTCATTATTTTTTTTCTCTAATTCTTTTTCATATATATCCAATGCCTTATTGTAAGCATTAAATCTTCGCTTCGCTTCATCAATATATTTCATAACACAATCATATAATGCTTTTTCAAGTTCATTATTTATTTCCTTCCATTCCGTTTCCAAACTTCTTGTCATTCTAAGCATTTCAGGTGAAATAATTTTCTTATCACTCAATTCATTATACTGTTTTTCAGAAATAATTGATTCTATCTTTTGATTAATACATTGAATAATATTCTCTTCAGATTTCTCCACAATTTCTTTCGTTGAAGCACTAATATTTTTTCTAACAAACTTATCTAATTCTCTGTTATTAGATAATGCCACGTTTAATGTCTTATATTCATCTGCAACGTTAGTCAATTCTTTCTCGTAAATACTTTTCCATATTCCTATTTCATCAGTTTCTCGATACGAAGCGAGTATTGAAATAAGTGGTGTTACACTTTCAAGATTGTCTAAATTTTCTTTAATATTCATTTCTATTTTTTCGGCAAGTGCATCTCCCATTCCAAAATACTTAGCAGTTTCAAATGTATTTTTATCCAACACCTCTTGTTGTAAACACGAATCATATACGTCTTCACTAAATGGACATATTAAAAACGCCTGTTTTAAAAAACCTATTTTGTCAGAAACCTGCTCTATATTTTTTAACATTTCATCTGCCTTTTTCATGTTGTAGTTCTTAACACTTTCAAAATCGAACTTTCCATGATTAGTTAATTCCGTAAGAAACTTTGACATTATCTCACTACAAAAATCTTGTAGATATTGCATCATAGCAGGATAAAATTCTTCAATTAAGATTTGATGTTCCAATTTATCAAGAGCATTACTAGTGTTTGCATTAATACTTTTTACTGCTTCTGCATATTCTTTATCTGCTTTTTTTGCTTGTGACATAACAATATTTTTTTCAACTGCTACACTTATCATCAATGTTGTAAAACTACTTGTAAAAACCCTTACTCCAGAACCTGTAATATTTCTTGCTGCATAATTATAAGCACTTTCAATACCCGCCTTTTGCATATTAAGTAGCTTTTTAGCTTCTTCAAGCAAAGTGTATAAAGTGTTTTTTTCCAAGATATTAATATTGGCAATAGCCGTTCCATCCTCTAGTAATTCACTTGCCGTAACATCATATACACCTAATTCCAGCAATTTCTTCACCAATACTTCTGTATTATTTTCTATTATTTTTCTATATTTAATAGTCGTATTATGGATATGATCCATTATAGTATCTGCATTCAAAACAGTATATGCATCCTTTTTAATATCTGCCATTATTGAATTTAATATTTCCGTTCTCATATGCGTAAATATTGTATCATAAGTTAAAAATTCATTTATTGTTTCCGATACTTCATACTCTTCTCCTAAAAACTTAACTGTGACCATTAAACTCATTCCTCTCGCCCGTTTTCTTACATTATACCTTATCTTTTATATTATACCACCATTTATTACAGCATTTTGCACAATTCATTTATCCTACTTTATCATATTTTATCCTACTTTTCAATAATAAGTGCGATACGGTGGTATATTACTTTTAGGTAGGTGATGTAATGAAACCATTAAAAAATAAAGTAAGTATTACTCTTGATGAAGATGTTATTGAACGAATTAAACAATTGGCTGAAAAGGATGATCGTTCATTTAGTCAATATATAAATATAATCTTAAAAGAGCATTTGAGCATAGTTGAAAGCAAAGATGGAATTACTAATGAGTAGTCCCATCTTTATTAATTTCTGTGGGGATTTTTTGGATTACATGGATTGCATTTTCCCATTTAGGGGCAATCTATGTCATTTTTCACAATTTATGCACGCTATTTTGGGCTATATTGTACAGGAAAACATTCTTTTGACTACCAGTCAAGCGAATTTCATACCTTTTTTCAAGCAAATATCAGATATTTTGCACCCCGTATATGTGTTTTTAGCGATGAAATTTGCGTTTCATACGATTTATAAAACCATTTGTAATGTCATATCAAATCGCACTTTTTCGAGAAGTGCAAAAAATAACCCATAAATAAAGGATTTTTTATGTTCAAATAAATCAATAACGATCGAAAACCGCAGGAATACGGCTAATTTTTTTCGCCATATCACCTGCATTTTATTTCGCCAATTTGGCGAGATGTTTTCTTCTATATATAGTATATATTTTAACAATACAACCCATATATAGTGTGTATGTTTTATTGGTCATACCAAAAACACATCAAAAAATCCTTCACCCAAACGACCAAACCACTTATCCACATACTTATCCACATTTTTCAACCTATTCTACAACATCATCCTCAATATATTCCGCTCCTAAACGACTTTTCTCCACTTCAACATCGCTGACAATATCGGATTTTTCCATAATTGTTTCTTTTGATATTGCTCCCATCTCTTGCAGTGCTTTCAAATTAGCGATCATCTCTGTCGTAGCAACTGGCATAGACACATTATAAATCACATCTACATCACTATCTACCTTAATCCCCTGCATACTGAGTATCCTCTGGAAACGCTCAAATCTTTGTCTAAATCCTACATTCAACCACTTCTTCGTTTCATCTCCATTGACCTGTGCCATAGCATATAGTATCTGCATTGCTACAGATGATACATTCGCAATGTTCGTATTACTTCCGAGAACCGATGGAATACAACCGATATCATTTAACATCTGTTTCAGATTATCCAGATACAACTTAATGGTATTATAGTCCATATTGCAGTTCGCATATTTAAAATCACCTGCATCCAAATTGAGCACATATCCTGTTGCATCAGCCGGAATAGATGATTCAATCCTCTGTCCGATAGCAACTGGCATAACATTGAGTGAATTCACATAAATCGCATCCCCCAACTTACTCAAAATATCTTCCAGTTCATCAAGAATTGGTTTGATATCCGTCAGTAAACTTTCTCCGAAGTTATAATCTGCATCTGAAAAATTATGATAATGAATCGGAAGACCTACCGCCATAGTAGTAGATATCATATGTTCCTCTGCACCTTCATTGCTCCAATGCTCCACATAGTTCGGGTAATATACATTCCAGTAAGTCACACTGGTAAAAACATCAGTCCAACTCTCGATAAATGCAAGATACTCTCCCATATCATCATACACTGGATAACAACACGAACTATCGAGCACTTTACTCTTGATAACTCCATTGTCAACATATACAACCTCATATGCATCACCGAACTTATTTACTCTGTCAAGTATCTGATAGTCAACAGTGTCATACTGTCCTAACTTATATATATCATTAAATGTCTCAACGGTCTTTGCATCAGATGAACTCAGACCGACTTTCTTTCCAAGCAGGAAGGTGTCGTGAAAACGTAACACTGTCTTTGCATAATTCAGTATCGTCTTTCTTGTCTTCAATACTTTGCCCTTATAATGACTATCTTCTCTTCCGAGCACTTTATGTCTTCCTGCGAGATAATCCATGTTAGCAACGACATTTGCAATTCTGGCACAATGATTTCCTTGATTAATCTCTTCCATGAACCAAGTAGCCGAACTATCATACAACTTATCTATATATTCCTGTATTGTCATATATCCTTATCCTTTCTTATTAATATGAGGTAAAAAAGGCAATAAAAAAAGCTAGGCATACAAATTTACACCTAACATCATTAACTGCTTAATTTACCTCTTTTTATTCAATTTTCTCCCCTGTTATACTATATTAAAATGGATACCAGAACCCATTTTTGAATCCTTGAATGCACAACCACATAGCAGAAACCAAGTCATCATGTGAACCTATAACTGCATTGAATGAACCGTTTTCTTCTGCAACAAATGTTTTCATTTCTTCCAACAGATAGTTGCTAACGATTCCCACCATACCCTTATCAAACCACTCACGGGCATCATTAACTGCAATACTCTTTGTTTTGTTGTTGGTGCTGAATCCCACGTTCCAGACCGTCCGATTAAATTCATCGTAGGTCTTATACTTCGTCATATTCATGTAGTGGTGCTCATATCTCAATCTTTCAATAACAGAGTGACCGCCAGATGCTTTCTCCACCGTCAAAAGTGCTTTGTCATACCATCTTCCGACTGCGTTCACGACATCTGCATACAAGTACGGCTTTATTTTATTGTTCCGAAATTCTGCGACTTGCTTTCCATCTCTATCCATAATGAACATCGTAGAGTAGTCATGTTTCCCACCAAGTCCTTCCGATACATCCACACCTATGTAGTATCTCATTCCGACCTTTGGAATCTGGTATACACTCAATGATTTATTCTGCACATAAGGTCTTAATATCTGCGGAAGACCAACAATCTTATCTAGCACAATCGGCATAACCTTACTTTGCGAAAGTGCCTGTTGTAATTTAATAACCTTCGTATTATCGAATACACTACTTCCAGTTGCAAGAAATGATTCTTCCGGTGTGGATGGATATTCAACATGAAATGCATCAAGTCCACTAATAGAAATCTTATCTCTCCTCCATACCGCCTGCTCCGGTGTCATACCTAATTTAGCAAGTGCTTTTTCTTCTTCGTCATATTCCTCTTCCGTAAGCATCTTATCATCATGCTGTGCTTTGTATAATTTCACAGATTCATCATACTGCAACTTAAATAATGAACGTCCATTAATCCAATTAAAAAAGAATGGTTTGAACGCATTCTCCCCATTCCTTGCTTGTAAAAATAAATTTGAATATTCATTGTAGCCATTTGATGTTGACTCAATTATGACCGTGGATGATGATGTAACCGCCTGCATGATAGATTTTAACTGTCGTTGTTGGTCTTTCCAAAATGCGAACTCTGATAAATGAACTATTCCACCAGAGTACGTGCTGCCACGTCCACAATCTTTGTTCCCGGCGGTCATACACACAATAGATGAACCATTCTCGAATGTAAGTGCTTGTCTGTTATTCTGTATCAGTTTAGGTCTTAACCAATCTGGTAAAGAATAAAACTGTTGCTTTAACTTATCAAATACTGCATTAGTACTGGACTGATTATGTGAAATCAAAACACAGTTAGTATTTGGATTGACCACACATGCCCTAATACTGAGGGCAACTGTTACTACTGAAATTCCCAACTGTCTGGACTTGCTTATGATATTTTGGTGTGCCAGATTTTCAACAAGTTTCCGCTGTTCATCGGTAAGAATAAATGGAACAATATTTCCGTCTTTATCGGCAATCTTGATAAAGGTCTGAATCCATTCAATCTTGTTTTCATCCTTCCAAAGCCAATTCAACTTCTTTGCTGTGTCTAAACTAATCTGCATTGATATGCACCCCCTGCAAAAGTTTACCAATCTCATCTTCTGTGGATTTATCAACACTCATCTTGTCAAGTAACTTATCCATCTCATCAACATACTTAGCACTATTCACATCACCATTTAACGCTTTCCGATTCATCTCCTGATAACGCTTCATGAAATTGAACCGCTTCATGTGCTGCATATAAATTATCATTCCTTTTTGCACATCATCACGGATAAGCCAGTTTTGCTCACAAAATTCCTGTGTCTTGTTCTGCCCGGCATTTTCTCCTTTTTGCTTGAAGTTTTGGTCATAACTGCAAAGTTCATCCCAAGAACATCTTTGGTCTGGGTCGGAGTAATACCAGATTAGGTAATTTGCAAGATATGGCTTCATCACTTCAGATAATTTTTGTAATAATGATTTTTCTGGTAATTTTGACATTAGTACTCACCTTCCTTCACTCCGATATCTTTTGCAAGCATCTTTCTTTCAATTTCTAGCACGTATTCCAGTAATCCAACTAAATTTTTTTCACGGGCTTTTAATACGCTAAGATATATCTTCGCCTTTTCAATCTCCGCATTTTCGATTAATTCATTTAACCTGTTGTATGAATCAACATATTTATGTGTCGTATAGTCCATATCTAAATTAATAATCTCTTCAAACGTCTTCTTCATCTCTTTGTCCTCACTTTCTAAAGTTATCCACAATTTGTGATTTGATCTTTATCTTTTTCACCATCACAGTTAAGTTTTCAACGACAAAAATAGGATGCCGGAAGTTCCGACACCCCTAAACTCGATAACAATTCGTTATCCCAATATTCTTTCTATTTCTTCCGCATCTGCATTTGGTTCTGGTGCGCCCCATATCTCTTTTTCTTTCTGTCCAAACAATGCTTCCAGTTCTTCATCTACTTCTACAAAGTCAAGCGCCGTATCATCTACCAGATTTTCGTCATAGAAAGTAAACAGTAATTTTTCTGTCTTTTTAATATCTCCTGCACATTCAAATTTATCATATGGATAAACCATGCGCCCATGTTTGTTCTTATAGTGCTTATTCAATATTTCCTGTCTCGCTTTAATGCGAACCGTACTACAAATGTCAGTTCCAGTAACTTTCATGTCTTGCAAGTCATCAATTGCTTCGATAGCAATTCCTCTGTAGTAACTGAGCAATGGATGTTCATCATCAATATATGTTCGTCCACAGTATGTACCTACATCTGACTCGATTCCATCAATACATTTATCCATGATCGTTAATGCCGACTGGTCTTCCATCAAAGCCAACACTTTCTTTTCATTAAACTCATTTGTGTACGCTTCATTATGATAAATCAACAAAAGCAACTGTCGTCCAGACATTTTGGAACTGAGTTTATATTTTTCATTCATTTCATCGCAAATTCTTGTTTCGTTCTTTTTGATAATATCATTCAGTTCGTCTGTGCAAAAATGACCTAATGATACTTCTCCAAGTTCATATGTAAACATGAAACCATCTTCATATTCAACTTGCCCCTGTTTTTTCATTGCAGCCAATGCTCGCAGAAACATTTTCTTTAAAATTGATTTCGCCGTCGATACATAATCGCAAAATAATTTAATATTGGAAATATGATATTTCTCGCAAAAGCTTTTAATCTCTACCTGCTCCATATATGGAATATTATATGTATCTCTTATCATTAGACCCAACACATCACACAACCAAGTAGTGATACTTCTATATATCCCATCTGCATCATCCATTCCCATCATCCTCAGATAATCTATCATCGGTTGAATCACTTTTGTATTACGAACGCCGCCGCAGTTACTCTTGGATGGTTCAACCAAGTCATGCTTCTGAGCAGTAAATATATATGACTTCTTTTCCTTATGCGTCTTTTTATTTATCGGATGATAAAATTCATATGCTGATTCTATTTCATTAATCTGTGCCTTCTTGGAATTCCCGGCTGATACTTTCCATCTCAAAATCTCACACATCTGTTTGTATGTGTATTCTTTATTTAACTCTAACATAATTGCTCTAATCCTTTCTCTTACCTATCTATTCTGTTCTTCATAAAACGGTTGAACCTCGTTGTAATCAAATACCCAAAAGAACCTCTGTTGCTTTGCATTAAATCCTGTTTCTAAGCAACGATATCCTCTTTTCATAAATTCATTTGCTCGTTCAACTGAATAGATATACTTCTTTCCTTTTTGTGTGTACACGATAATATTCTCCTTTTTTGATTTTTTGTTTTACACATATTGAGTTGGCTTCTTGTCCTATCGGACAATCACCCAAAATACATTTTGACCGTTTCCATTTTTGAACATTTGAGAAGTACATATTATGTAATGTACTTAATATGTGCATCTCGTATGTTCAATTTTGGAAAGTATCATTTGTTTTGTCCGTAAGGACAACTGAATATGTGTTTCTCATTTACATATTTTCTAAAATTCCATCTTCATTCTTAAATACAAACACACTTCTCTTTCCTTCAAAGTCCGTCTTATCTGGTTTGATATCTACAAGTGTGAATCCTTCTTTTAATAACTTTCTCGCTTTCTTTGCTGTAAAAATTATGACTGTCTTTTTCTCTTCCATTTCATATTCTCCTTTTAATATTTATTTTTTATAACCAGGTGTGTCAAATTGGCATACCTGGTTTCAAGGACCGAATTTTCAAGAGTGCATATTCTATATTATTCAAATAATTCTACTGGTTTATTTTGCAGTGTTGGAGTTTCTTCTATATTATTATCCACTGCAAATATATAAATAGTACGCATTTTATTCTTCTTATCAGGCATTACTCTTGTAATACGATAGCCTTGTCTGAGTAATTCATTTGCTACCTTGCCTGAATAGATAATGATTCCTTTTTTCTGTTCATCCGTGTATATCATCAAAATTCAATCCTTTCTGAATAATTGACCGCCCATTTTCCTGTAAGAGCATATGAAAAAGGATTATCACAAATAGTTTTTATACTACTTGGATAACCCTTTATTCCTGCAATATTATCTTTAAATACCGCTTTTCTGTAAAATTTATCTTCCGGAAGTTCAACCTGAATATCTGTCTCCCATGCAAGTGTTTCATTTACTTCATTGAGATCAATGTCTGTAATTAGATGACCACGTGACAACGTAATCTTTCCGTGTCCTCTCTGAATATTATATTTTTCTCTGACTTCTTTAAACTCTTTGTATGTATGCCTACGCTCACATTCCAGAAATTTCGGTAAATCTAATACATCCCGAATCCAAAATTCATGTATTCCGACCCATCTTGCATCTGTGAAAAATCCTTCATAAGAACCGTCAATTGCAATAAGCAACATCACAAGTTCATCTGTTAAATTTTCTTTTGGTAAGTCATATAATGACCATAATAATAATACTGTAGACAGATTATATTTCTTACTGTAATTCTGTCTGTAAATGTTCTGTATTCTATTAAGATTGATACTTTCAGGATTTATCTTCTCATCATACGAAAATTGTGTAAGATGATTATCAAAACATTTTCCTGTTGTTAATGCTAAGTCAACGCCAATAGCTTCATGTGTGGCATCTTTAATTGTGCCTAAATAATCATATAACTGTGAATCCTTACTTTTTGCTATTGGTTTGTTTGCTTTAAAAATATATGTTTGCTCAATGTTCCATCCTTTAACATATTTTAAAATCGCACATGATAAAAGTGAATCTAAATCGTCCGTTAAAATAAGACCATATTCATTTGTGCTGTCAATCCATTCATTTCCTTTTAATAATTTTTGTCTATAAAATTCCTTCATTCTTTAATCCACGGTGAGATAACTCACTATGAACTAAGAAGAAGGCGAAATAATTACATAACAAATTATCTCACCTTCCTTTCCCGACTTTCGTCGCTTATTTTTTTAATTGTTGACTTGATACTTGGACAGATAATGTCCTACTGATTTGATTGATAGAATTCCATGACCTTCACATACAGGTCTGGAAGTAATTTGATTTTTTCTTGCTCCCAACGACAGATTGTCGATTTGTTACATTTCGCAAATTCCGCAACCACCTGTTGAGATATCTCCTGATTTCTTCGCCATCTGCGAAATTCTGAACCTGTCATTGCTCTTTGCCCTCTTATTCTTCTGATTCTTTTTTCTTTTGCTTCTTTGGTGCTGGTTTACCAATTCGGTAAATCCCATTGATGAAGTTGTTGTACAATTCTTCCGATGGAATCATCTCATTACTTTCAATGAATTTGATATATCGGATGGAACAACCGCACCACTCCGCAATCTGCTTTTGAGTCCTGCCATTCATGTAGCGCAGGAACTTTAACTTTGAACCGTCTAGCATATGCGCTCCTTCCTTATATAAAGGGGCAGTGTCCTAAATGGACACCCCCCCTCATAACTAACCGACTGTCTTTCTTACAACAACAATTCCGCTTTCATCAATTACGCCTACGGCGTAAGCATCTGAACAGTAGATTGTGCTAAGACGTTTACTTGCATCTCTTGCTACCTCTGAGAATGGTGTCTCCTTTGGAATAATTCCAAGAGATTTATTCTTGATGATGAGCATAAATGGTTCTGTCTTCTCATTGTCGTAGCAACGGTCAGAAAGATATACTTTGATTCCAAGGAAAGAACCAATGCAATCTCCACGAACGATACCATTTCCCATCTCTGCTGTTGTAGATGTGGATTTCACAAATAAATCCATTGCGTAGAATGATTTTGCGAATGCAGAATGTGCTACGATTCCGGCATTTGAGAAGTCCTCAACGTTTCTATCATCACCGTAGAGTCCAAGTGCGGTTAAAAGTTCGTCCTGTGTTACTGCATCTTTTGTTGCAAGTGCTGTTTTGAGCGGAGATGCTACCGCTGCTGTAATTGCATCTGCATCCATTTTTCTTGCAATTGCTGTTGCCTGATTGAGGGCTGCATTCTGAACAGAATTTCCCATCTCAATTTCATTATCGAAATCATAGATGTTGTATGCAGGCGCTGCGATTGCTTTGATAGTGAATGTATTTGTAGATGTTGAGAGATTCTTTGCTGACATTGCTGTTCCCGGAGTCCAATCAACCGCATCTCCATCGTAGCAAAGTGCAGGTACGGTAAGTGTTTCGCCCGGCTTTCCCTGTAAATCACCGAGTACTTCTGCCATATTTGCTACATGACATTTTCCTGCGATTTTTTCTCTTACCATCTGAGAGTATACTTCTGGAATGATCATGTTCTTGTTTACTGCCATTGTGCTTGTATTTGTTACTTTTGCCATGTTAAATCACCTATTTAACCTTTCATATTTTGTTTAATTTCTGTTACATCATTTTTAATTGTGTCGAGATCAGATTTGTATGAGTGTAATACTTCCACAAATTCTGAATTTGTCTTGGTCAACTCTTCATTGACCGCCTGTGCTTTGCCAAGAAACTCGTATAACTTGTCCTCACGTTGTTTGTTCTGGTCTTGCTGACCCATCCAAATATTCCAGATGAACCATGCCAGAAAAATTACGCATACAATAGGAAAGCCGAGAGTACCTATAGCAGTTTGGATTGTGTTTGCATCCATTCGTCAGTCCTTTCCGCACAAAAAAAGAACTGATAAAATCGTTCTCCACATGGATAGCAATTCTTCAGTTCCTATTTACTAAGTGCTTTATAAAGTTCATTGTTCTCCGAAAAAAGTTTTGCTCTTTCGGCATAAGACATTTTTGCGAAATCGGCTTTTGTGATACCTTTGTTGGTAGTGTGATTACCACTGGGATTTGATACGTGTCCCAGAAAGTAGTTGCCGAGTGCGTCACCTACCTCATCGATTGAACTATCAATATCCTCACCAACATTAAGATACTGCGCCAGTTCGCCCGGAAGTCCTTTGGCTTTCAGTTTGTCAGCAATCGTCATTGCTCTTTCCTTACTTGCAAGTTCCTGTTCTTTTGCTTCTAGATTTGCGATGCGCTGTTCTATAGCAAGTTCAGATTCAGATTTCTGCTTCGGCTTGTACTGGTCAAGTTCCGTCTGAACGTCCTTCAACTTTTTACTGTAGTCCGTCCGAATACGATCTTCGTGACTCTGTACGAGTTTGTTTACTGCGTCAATCTGTTCCTGTGTTAATCCTTCGATATTAAGTTCCATTAAATACTCCTTCCTGTGTTGCAGGATGTACGCCCTCAATGAGTTCGTGCGGCTGCCCCACATGTGTGTGTTTGGTTGTTCTATATGTAAATTGGTGAATTAAAAAATTTTTCATTCACCAAATCTACATCAATACGGATACGAAAAAAATTCGCATCTGATTTTAGCTCTTCTCCATTTGGAGAAAAGCTACTTTCTTTTAGACCGTTCTCCATTTGGAGAACATACTAAGTTCTTTGTCTGTGTGAGTTTGTTTTTGAATCAAGGTTTCTCCATTTGGAGAAACCCGATTCCTTTTTGCTATGTTCTCCATTTGGAGAAGATACCACTTTGTATTAGTAACATTACGCAACTTTGTTGCATAAAAAAAGAGCATACCGAAGTACGCTTCAATACTTTTACTTTCCCTTCAAAGAAAGCATAATTTTTTCAAAAATGCATTGATTTTTCCTTATAAATAGGGCGTTTCAGAGATTTTCTAAATCGAACATTTAAGGGTTTCTCCTGCCATCGTCCTCTCCTCATAAGGGGGCATTAGCATAATGCCGAAAAACGTTGAAAAATAGGCGTTTTTTACCTCTCAAAAAAATTATGTCTGCACAAAAAATGGGCATTTCTGATAACTTTTCTTTCTCCTCATAAGGTTGGATTAGCATGATAGCGAAAATGATTGAATTTATTACATTTTTCACCTTCTCAAACCTCTTCGCTATGTACAAAAAATGGAGATTTTGCAATCACCGAAGAATTCGGTTTTTGCTCCTCTCATAAGGTTGGATTAGGATAACCGCCAAAAGCATTGATTTTGTGCGGATTTAAAGCGGTCGAAAAAATTAAGTATGTACAAAAAACCGTCATTTTTTGATGTTTTTGGTAAACCGAAACTTTCGGTATCCACACTCTCTCCTCATAAGAGGACATTAGAACAGAGCCGGAAACCCTTGATAAATGGACGTTTTTGAGATATATTTTTTGTTCGCTATGTACAAAAAATGGGCATTTTTAACAGTTTTTTGAAAAACATTTTAGTGTAAAATTGCTGAAGCCCCGGAATTGAACCGAGTTTTTACATGGTTATGAGCCACGCCAAGATCCAACCTTTACCGCCAGCATATGAAAATTGGCAGTAGATGTTTTACCCACCGCCAATATATTAACTAATCAAAATAATTGTTTAATTTTCTATTATAATATCTTGTGATTTTAGGTTTTGCCCAAATTTTTTCATCACATTGAATATCCTCATATGTGTGGATTGTTCTTTCCGGAATATATTTACATTCCAAACTCAATCCATCTAAAATTTTCACCACTGTATTTTCAGTGGGAGTAGTAGAAGATAAGTAGTCAAAAATACATTTCTCCATCCGTTTGATTATTTTTCGGACTGTTGCTACATTCATATCTTCTTTTTCTGCAATATCTTTAATAATATTTTCTTGTGTAATTGTCAAATATTAAATTCCTCCCAACTGCACGAATTCGTTTATAAAAACATATCTTAAATTTAGAAATATAGCTTAAAATAAGCCTTTATGCGATATGCTATTTGTATATTCTCCATATACGCACAAAAGAAAACCCATTATGAATGGGTTATTTAATATCTATATATATCAAAACAACCCATTCATTATGGACTATATAGAACTAGGTCAACTGGTGGGACATTCGTTGCTTTCTCTTTTTTTCTCTTTCGATCCTACGTCTTTCAATTTTTTGACAATTCGGACACCTAATCAATTTGCTGTCTTTATCAACCTCAATCCATTCACCACAATCAATACATTGAATGTATTTTGTCTTTCTCACTTTAATATTTTTCTTCCTATCATAAGATTTAGGAGTTTCTCAATATTTTACTATAATACAGATTTTTAACGTTGATGACTTATATTGCTTTTTCTTATCTGTAACACTCAATTCAAATTCCGCATTTACAAGTCCTTGATTATCATTGATAGTTATAAGCACCGAATTTTCATCTTGATGTTGCATCGTTACTTCATTTTCGAGAGAATTAGGTTTTGAAATACTCCAATCGGCTTCAACGCCTGTGACTTCTTTTCCTGTTTTATCATAAAAATGTGCTATATATTTTTTTGACTTTCCATAACTTATGTTTTTTCCGCCTTGTATACTCGAAGTTCCGATGATTTCTCCGGGTTTTACTGAATTATCGACAACATTGATTCCCGTTTTGCAAGTTATTTTTTCTTCTTGCCAAGTTGTAGTAACTTCTACTGTCCCTTCTTTTAATAATGTCATAGTTCCATCTACATCGACTGTAGCAACAGTTTCATCGTTACTAGCATAAGTCAACGTTGGTTCATCAATCTCTATGTTATTTTTTTCGGCTTTGAACAGTAATTTATATGGAGATTCAGCCAATTGAAGTGTTAAATCACCTTCATATGTTAATGTCGGACTTCCTGACACTTCTCTTTTCAAATAAAAATACATTAAATTATTGTTCAAAAAATGATTCTGCACAGTATATGAACCGCCAAACAAACTATAATTCCCTCTCATTTCTTTGACTACTTTATTTATGCCTGTATAGATGGTAATATCTCCATTTACGATAGACATTACATTATTTTCGGCAATACCGTAACTTTCTTTTTCTAATACAAATGGTATTTTGTAATTTACATTCTTATATGTAATATCAATCTCTGTATCACATCTAACTGCAAGTGACGTATAGTATACTTCTGATTCCTGTGCGTCTTGGCTTACGACAAGATAATTCTTATTCTTGTAGTTGTAGATCGTTCCAATCTGTATACCTTGAGAGTTCTCGTAGTATAAACGCATCTTACCCTGCGGTGATGTGCTACGATTATCTCGCCGAAAAAACACCTCATATTTTTTTTGTGTGTCGTAATAATCACAAATGATTTTCTTTTCTCTTTGCATAGTTTTTTTAAATAAACTACTTACAGTAGATAAATTCATTCATTCACATCCTTTCATATCCTAAAAAGGACTTAAGAGAAATATCCCTTAAGTCCTTATTGTTACATTCTTATTTTTACTTTTGATCGATTCATATTGTCCAGTGGATTGAATTTTTCGAAATCCATCTGCAAGTCCTGTCCAAACATCTGCAAGTATTCATTTGTTACCGCTATATTGCTATGTCCGAGGATTGTTTTCAAACGCATGATGTCACCGTGATTAAGAATCCAGAGCCGAGCAAACGAGTGCCGGAACGCATGAATTGAAGTGACATTGACATCACGCTTCACATTGTAACGATATACTAACGTCTGCCACGTTCTATTGCTCGCCTGTTCTCCATAGTTATTGCAAAACAGATAATCTTCCGGCTGTCCACCACGCACGACTAAATATTCTTGCAATACATCAGCAAGTGATGCAGATAATGGTATAATCTGCTGTTTACGGTTCTTTGTCTTGCGTAGGGTAATGATTCCATCTTCAAAGTTTAAATCCCGTATCTGCACGTTTAACGCTGTACTGAGACGATTACCAGTCGCAATCAGATAGTTCTCAAAAACCCACGTTTTATATTCAGTGAATGAACACGTATTAGTGTCTGGTTTCTTCAAGAGTTTTTCCAACTGTTCGTCAGTGTATATCTCTTTAATCTCTTTATTGCATTTCGGAAGATGAATTTTAAATGAAGTCATATAATTACATTCCATACAGTAGTAAAGAAATGCTCGTACAGACCGCAGATATGACACGACTGATACATCATTGACATTATGCTCTTTCTTAAGCATATCGGTAAATGCATCCACTGTATCAACTGTTACCGCACTGATATCTCCACCGTTACAAAATTCGACAAATGGGATTACTTTATTGTTGTATGATGTTATAGTTGCTTCGGATAAATTTTTGACTCTGCATTTTCTAATGAATAATTCATATGCAGATTCTACAGATAAATTTTTGGATGAGTTCATTGTGATTTTTGTTTTCATTGTTCATCTACCTCACTTTTTGTGTACTTGATTGACTTTGGATAGTGAGATAGTCAAGCGAACGAAAAAAAAGACCAATGACGATAATCATTGATCTTTTTAAATACTGAGCGTGCGGGGATTCGAACCCCGGACAACTTGATTAAAAGTCAAGTGCTCTACCACCTGAGCTACACGCCCATAATAAACTGGGCTAGTTGGATTCGAACCAACGAATGCAGGAGTCAAAGTCCTGTGCCTTACCGCTTGGCGATAGCCCAATAAAAAAGAAAAAGGGTGGGTAATGGGACTCGAACCCATGATATCCAGAACCACAATCTGGCGCGCTAACCAACTGCACCATACCCACCATATTACTTATCGAACTGTCTTTTGTCCAACTAAGTATCACCATATTAAATTTAGTGGTTTAAACGAGCCTGGGGGGATTCGAACCCTCGACCTACGGCTTAGAAGGCCGTTGCTCTATCCAGCTGAGCTACAGACTCAT